CCTCCGTTGGATATGGTTGTATCATCTCTTCTCAATAATGAAAAGAGTTCAAGAACCATATCCGGAATATGTATGATCAATCTAGGACCTCGATTAGATCTCACCAGATCGATGATCTGTTGGAAAACTAATTGAGGTTGGTCAAAGTTAGAAACTAGACCTGCTAGCGGAACTGGAGAAATTTCAATTCCGTCTCTGAACCATCTCTTAGCAAATTCATAGCAGTTTTCACTGATATGAGATTTACTTGGAGATATATCCACACCTAGATCTTTAATGATCTGAAGATAATTATTAGCTACAAGATTATTGTAGATAACAATATCATCACCAAGTAGAATATACTCCTTAAAGGGGTATAGATTACATTGGAAAGCAGCATACTGAACCACCAAATGGTGACTTAAAGTAAAAGCTGCCCATGAACTACGGGCACCCATTGGTTGCCCAACAGAATATTTCAATAAAGAAATATCCTTTCCTTTAGGACCACAAAAGTGGGCCAAGAAGGGTTCATTGATCATTAGAGCTTTCCAGGCATTGGCGAATCCAGGCCCAGCTATTTCAGCAATTAATTGCTCTTGTAGTTGAATCGGGAATCGATCAGTAGCACTAGAGAGATCAAAAGAATGGAAATCATTCCCTGATTTCTTATCCTTTATAATAGGATCCTGAGAAAATGTTCTATCATTAGGAATATTCCTTAATGCATTAAAACACCACTCAGAGAATGGAGTGAAAGCTAACTGTGACAAATAGTCATAAGCAGCTACAACTCTATGCTTACCTTCGGGATCAGAGATATGAAGAAATCTTCTATTTCTGACTTCGATAGATGAATGGGCAAGCTTTCCGGCTTTGACACCGAAAAACTTACGATTCACTTCTCTAAAAGAGATAGAGAATTTAAGGGCTTTCACCCATTCCATAAATCTATCACCACCAATCATGGATAAACCTCGCAGGTTTACACCTGTAAAGTTAGCCGCAGCTAATGCTGCAGTCAAGATTGCTGGCCCGCCGGCAGGTCCTGCCTTAAGGGATAAGAAAGATCTCGATGGACTAGGTCTCTCGACAAGTGGATTAAAGTGACCAGTGTAATCTTTTACAAAGGTAACGATAAAATCATTGTCGATTTTCACATACTTCGCTTTGGAAGGTGCAGTAATACTACTGTAATCAACAGGAGCAGGAGATGGGAAAGACCTTGAAACTCCAAGAAGCGTAAGAACAAATCTTAGCGACTGAGGGTCTTTTGAATCAAC